TAAACGGACATCAAGCCCACAAGATAAAAAGAAAAGCCGAGCCGCAAAGGCTAAGGGCTGGCACTTGGCAGGATTACCACAGCCATCACCAGGCGCCACAGAATGCGATTTAAGGCGGGTCAACCGTCAAATGTGGGCAATGTATCAACGGGACTTGACAACGCCGTTATTTTGCAGTAGACTAGCAGGCAATAGTGGGAAATTGTGTCCATAAGGCGGTATTCTGTGAGAAACGGACACTTTGTCCGCCCTGTCCGCATACGTGGAGCGGGAGGAGTCGCCGTTTGGTTCGCACTATAGCTGTTATGTCACATAGAGGCGGTTACCATGCTACTTTGGTCAGGGGAGACTTACGGGGCTGACCCCGTATCTCTAGAATAGCCGCCACAACCGCCACACAAGGCACCCCTAAAGCTAATCCAAGGTCTGGCCTTGTTGCGGATGTTGCGGATGTTGCGGATAATAAGGGGATACGAGCGGCGGACAGGACACAGGGGGTCTTTAGACCCCTGTCCGTCCGCCCTTGTCCATCCGCCTTCTTTCTGGTTTGTGGTATTACTCGGCTTTCCTGGTATGAAAGCCTTAATCATTATCCTAGTAAGTCTCATAACTACAAGAAAGGGGGAGCTGCATGGCGTAGCTCCCCCTTCTTCCTGGGTGCTTTGTTCTGTTTTTAGCTGGGTCTATATCATAGGCATCTCCTTTCAATTAAGAACCGGGTTTCCTTCATCGTTAGTTGGTTGTCCTCAGTAACTTCCCTGAGCTTACGGACTAGCTTAATGGTCTCGGCAAGCTGCTCGTCAAGTTGTTTGTCTAGCTCTTTCTGCCGTTTGTCTTGTTCTGTCATCTTGTTCTCCTTATTTTAATTAACCTTATAGTAATACTATAACACACCATATCACATTCGTCAATACCCTGACTATTACGGTTGCGTTACGACTTACGCCAACGGTTACGCCTTGACCCTGGGGCTTTATATTACAGGCGGCAGGGTGTTCGGGGCTATGCTGCCGCTCGAAGGATTTAGAAGGCCAAATGATTTAGGTTGCCAAGGTTGCCATATAGAAGATATTGGCAATGTAAATCAAATCAGCTTCAATAATCCTGTTATCCTTTTAGGTGTTGGCAATGTAAATGCCATCCTGCGGATGCTTATGGGAAAGACCGCCGAGAGTTGTCGCCGTACTGAGACGCCACAGGATACATTTTAAGGGTGATTACCCGGCAAGGGCATAGAATTACTCAACTGTTAAGTAATGCCCGTCATTTTAGGGGGGCGGTATGGTTACAAGACTCAAGTTAACACCGAAGACGCAAGCCGTTATAATTAAACTGCTGACCGAGGGGAACTACATAGAAACAGCCTGCCGGGCTGCAGGCATATGCAGCTCCACTTTCTCTAGTTGGATGAAGAGGGGAGAAGGCGAAGGGTATGCCGACGCTAAGTTTATCAACTTCAGGGAGAAGGCGTTACAGGCTTCGGCAATAGCTGAGGCGACACTGCTCAGGAAAGCTATCCAGGAAGGCAACCGGGAAGCTATACCGATTATGGAACGGCGCTGGCCTGATAGGTGGCGGCGTCAGGATTCTCAGAGCGTGGAGGTAATGGGAAAAGATGGAGGGCCTGTTCAAATTGAAAACGTCAGAGCCGTTATACTCAGCCGCCTCTCTCGCATCTCTACCGTCGAAACAGAGGGGAAAGATATTAGCAAGTCTATCGGTACAGGAACTCAACGCCCTGCTCTGGGACTGGCTATTCTGGGCAAGGGCAAACCAGCTAGCACCGAGAGGCAGCTGGCTCGTCTGGTTACTGATGGCAGGGCGAGGAATGGGAAAGACAAGGGCGGCAGCTGAGTTTGTCCGGGCAGAAGTCCGGGCAGGTCGGGTTGGTCGTATCCACTTAATAGGCAAAACACCCGCAGACGCTCGTGATGTTATGGTGGAGGGAGACTCCGGCATCCTGGCTATATCCCCGCCGGACGAGCGTCCGTTATACGAACCATCAAAACGGCGGTTGACATGGCCAAACGGGGCAAGGGGTTTGATATTCTCATCCCAAGAACCCGACCAATTAAGAGGCCCGCAATGCGGGTTGGCTTGGGGTGATGAGATTAGAACCTGGTATTATCCCCAGGAGTGCCATGATAATTTGATGCTGGGCTTGCGGCTTGGGGAACGGCCGCGGGCAGTGTACACCACGACACCATCACCCATCTCCTTAATCAAGGAACTACTTAAAGCACCCCATGTTGTTGTTACTCGTGGCTCAACATACGAGAACAGGGCGAACCTGGCGGAGTTGTTCTTTTCCCAAGTGATAGCCAAGTATGAAGGGACGCGGCTTGGGCGTCAGGAGATTTACGCCGAACTACTAGAAGACATCCCTGGCGCTCTCTGGGGTCGTGATGTCATAACATACGGGGACGCCCCCGACTTGGTGCGGGTGGTTGTTGCCGTAGACCCGGCGGCAACCAGCACAGAGCAAGCGGATGAAACGGGGATAGTCGTTGCAGGGGTTGGGGTTGACAATCGCGGTTATATCTTGGCAGATAGGTCGTGCAGGTTATCGCCTAACGGGTGGGCCAACCGGGTTGTCCAAGTTTATGAAGAATACCAGGCAGACTATATTATTGCCGAGGACAACAACGGCGGCGAGATGGTAGAGTACACCATCAAGACAGTCAGTCCTAATGCCAAGGTTAAGCGTATCCACGCCAGCAGAGGCAAACAAGCGAGAGCCGAGCCGGTGGCGGCATTATATGAACAGGGAAAGGTCACACACATAAGGGCATTCCAAGAGCTAGAAGACCAGCTGGTTACATGGTCACCGGAAGCCGGGAAGAGTCCCGACAGGCTTGACGCCTTGGTCTGGGGGCTTACAGAGCTAATGTTACAGACTCGCCGATGGTTGCCCGTAGGAGATTGAACGTGCCGATATTTGACGCAATCAGAAAGTCGTTAAACAACATTATTCACCCCGCCTCTTATGCTAGCTTGATATTACCCCGAACCGGGTTTAATTATGCAAGCGAGGTCAACGGCTGGCAGTCGTCGATTATCATGGCGTGTGTCGGGTGGATACAGAGGACTTATCCCGAAGCCCCGCAGATTATACAACAGCGAAACCAAGATAATGAATGGGAAGAGATAGACCACCCGCTAACCGTTCTAATGAATAAGCCTAACCCCTATTATGACGGACTACTTTTACAGGGTGCATTCATTGCCGACCTGGTTATTTCTGGCAATGCTTATCTCTTAAAGGTGCGGAGTAATGCGGGGCGGCTGGTGGAGCTTTGGTGGTGTCCTTCGAGTATGATTGCCCCAAAGTGGCCGGATACAGGGAATGTCTTCATATCTCACTATGACTATATGCCGGGCGGGCAAGTTATCTCACTTGATGTTCGAGACGTGGCGCATTACCGCCTGGGCATCGACCCGACTAACCTCAGGAAAGGCCGCTCACCTTTGCAGAGTTTGGTCAGGGAAGTCTTCACCGATGACGAAGCGGCTAACATGACCGCCGCTCTATTGAAAAACCTGGGCGTTCCCGGCCTGATAATATCACCGGATAAGGACACGGCTTCACCGCAGGACGCCGACGCAGTCAAGGCTTATGTCAAATCAAGAACGACAGGAGACCGAAGAGGCGAGCCGATAATCCTGGGGTCAGCGACTAAGGTTGAGACATTCGGCTTCAATCCTCAACAGATGGACTTGCGGCAACTTAGAAAGATACCAGAGGAAAGAATCAGCGCCGTGCTTGGCGTGCCTGCTATCGTGGCGGGGCTTGGTGCAGGTCTGGACAGGTCGACTTATTCCAACATGGCAGAAGCCCGCGACATGGCTTATGAGAGCGGGATTATACCGCTGCAGCGGTTGGTGGCATCGCAAACAAAGCATAGTCTGCTTAGTGAATATACCGACGACCTCACCAACTACCGGGTAGCCTACGACCTCTCGGAGATTAGGGTCTTACGGGAAGATGAGGATAAGTTGTCCGCCCGCATAATTGCACAAGTAACCGGCGGAGTCTGCAAGGTGAGGGACGCCCAGCGGATTCTCAGCTTACCGATTGACGAGACGCAGGACTTTTACTTAAGGGCTTTCTCTGCGATGCCCGTCAGGTCAGGGGAGTCGGGCGGGCCGGAAGAAGCCGACACAACCACAGATGAGAAAGCGGCCCCGTTATTTGGATGGACAGAAAGGCAAAGGAAGGCGAGAGGGGAAAGCATCGCGAAGGAAAAGGACGAATGGATAGAGATTGTCAAGAAGAAAATAATGGTTCTTTATAAACAAGAAGAGGAAGCGGTTATAGAAGCACTGGGCAGCGATGACCCGGTTAAGGCGGCAGGCGATGCCGTCAAGAACAGGGAAGGCGAATGGGTCAAGGCCTTGGAGCAGATATCCGAAAACATCATAGAACACTTCGGAAAGCAACCAACGAAATTATTTTCAGCATTTCTCGGTAGGGTTCGGCGTTGGATAAGAGCGAACGTTGCAGAAGAAACCAGACAACTTATGGCCAGCAACAGCGAGGATATACAGGCTTTCATCGGCGAACACATTTCGGAAGCATATGGGACTTATGATGATATCCAAGACGTGCGGGGTTTTTATAGTGACACAATAGATTGGAAGTCCAAACGAATAGCAACAACAGAGGTCACCCGGTCATCGGGTTATGCCCGTAACGAATCGGCAAAGGACGCAGGAAAGAGGAAAAGGGTCTGGGTTACTATGGGCGACGGCCTGGTCAGGGATTCGCACAGCGCTATCAATGGACAGGCCCGGCCGTTCGGCAAACGCTACTCTAATGGGCTAATGTTTCCGGGCGACCCAGGTGGCCCGCTTGAGGAATGGCTTAACTGCCGATGCTGGGAGGAGTTTGTATAATGGCAATAACAACACAGGAGGACACATTGAAAGACAGCATAGAGAGAAAGGCAATAGCGGTCACCTTGAAGGACGCAGAGGAAGGGGCATTCGTGGCACGCATTGCCACTCTTAATGTCCGGGATAAGGATAACGACATCACGGTCTCCGGGGCTTTCCCTGAGGGTAAGACGGTTCTCGTCTCGGCTTATATGCACGGCTCTTGGAACGGCCGGCTTCCGGTGGGAAAGGCTACCATTAAAGAATCAGGGGACGAAGTGATAGCCGAAGGGCAATTCAATTTGAAGATGACCGAAGGGCGTGAGACTTATGAGGCCGTCAAGTTTGCCCCCGAACTTCAAGAGTGGAGTTACGGCTTCTATCCTGTCACCGCCGAAGATGGGACTGGCGACGATGCTGACGCCCGGATACTAAAACAGGTTGACGTTAAAGAGATATCGCCCGTTCTGGTAGGGGCGGGA